GAGCAATAGATGGTGCAACCGTTAATGTGGTAGGGGTAGGAACAGTAACAACCGTAAAGGTCACCCCATCATTTGCTGTGCCTGTGTTCTGAACAGTGAACGTGTTTCCAACAACAAGATTGTGTTCTGCTGAGAACGTAAAATCACCAGCAGCAGTTGCTTCAGCAATTGGAACTGGGGTTGTTCTGAACCTATTGTTGTTAATCAATAGGAACTCATCAATGACCATCAATTCAGACAGTTCATCGAACTCCTTCTGAGTGTCAAGACCCCTGTACTTGTTCTCTATGATACGTAGGAACGCATTGTCAAACGCCCTCTGCATCTTAGGGTCGCTGACATAATCAGAGTAACTGTTGTCTATCTTGTCCTCAAATAATCTTTTAAGATCTAATCCTGTGACCATAGAACAAAGATACGCAATGTTATGGACACTTAAAAAGACACAACAAAGGCTAAATTCAAAAAAGGTATTTAGCCAAACCGTTGGCAAACATTAAAAAGCCCATTGATGGCCTTTCAATAACCGATAACACACGCAGAATGGGGCGAGTGAAGAGACGAGGTAAGGAATGAAAAAGAAAATCAGAGAGCAATGGAATGATCCTGACAGGGTAACATTTCAAGAATCGGTTAAAGTTGAAAGAGACGTTTCCGAAAAGAAATACAGCAACATAAAGACAAAGCTTGAAACGGTTAAATGCACGAATAAATCTTGTAGTAAAGACCCATTTGATGAAGAATCAGAAAGAAAAACACCTTATTCATTCGCAAAAATATCATCAATGCCAAGAGACATACTATTCTTTCGTTCTTACAATTCTTGGTGTTGTTTAGAATACAAATCAGAAGTAATGAGAACTTATTATCAATCTATTAAGACTGAGTTTCCGAACCTTCAGGACAAGGATGATTCTCGTCCAAATGAGACTTCATAGATTCAATATTCTTTGTATGAAAGAAATGTTTTTGACGCAATTTGACCAACTCGTTCAAATTGAATTTCTCGGACAGATAAGCCGTGTGGCATTTATGATTAAGCCCAATGATTTTTACATCAATTGTTCCATCTGAAAACACGGTTAACTCATCACCGTTCTCAAACTCGTGTCGAAAAATTGATTCGCCCATTGCGGAGAGAAATAAATAACGTTTGCCAACAAAAGCTAAAAAACGCTATGCTCTTTTTAGCCAAACCGTTGTGGTTATGGCAGTAAATATACAAAAAAAAAGAAACCCCGACCTTACGGGGTCAGGGTCTATCAACGGATACTATCCGAAGAGCTGTTATTTGCTCAGTTCGATTCCGTTCTCCTCTTCATACTCATGGATGCGCTCAATCGCTCTGTCAAGATCACTTGGGAATTTACCCCTCATCTTGTACTTCTTGTAAAGCTTCTCGTAGAACGCTCTCTTCTCCTCTTCAGAGACATCAGCATCCTCAACGCCATCATGCTCTATCTTGGCGGTTACGTCACCTTTTGTAGCAAAGATATGTACGAGGTTCTTGTAAACCTGTGGGTTATCCTTAAAGAACAACTCAAGGTCATCCTCATCCTTACCGAGCAGAATATCACCGAAGTAATACTTACCCTCACTCTCAGTGATGTCTCCACTGAACAACGCCTTGTTCACATAAACGATCATATCAACACGCTTGGCAACTTTCATGTTGTTCAACGAGCCGAAGGTCTCAAGGAATCTTTCCTGATTCTCAGGCTTCATCAATATTCCTGACTCCAGATCAACAAGCTCAAGTGTGACATCCTCGTCAGACATGTTCTCTGGATTACTTCTGAAGAAGTACATTACGTTTCTTCGCTCTGTTTCTGTCATGCCGTAAACAGTGGAAAGAACTCTGTTCACATTCACGGTCTTTGCACGTTTCTTTTCCCGTGTCTTTTCAATTACCTCGATAGTGAATCTTGCACCATCCTTTCCTACTCCGTTCACATCCTCCACCATCGGGTGGTTCAACCAGAAGTTGATCTGATCCTCAACCTCCTCAACAGAAGTACCGAATATCTTTCTTTCTGTAGCAAGTTCTCCAGCAAATCGAATATCACCTCGGTTCTTTGTAAGGTTTCCTGACTTCACTTCTCCGTACTGATTAAGGGAGATGTTTCTGCCTTTCAAGTTGTAGGTCGCAGTAAGCGTTACAGCCTGTTTAATGTGATTTACACCCTTCGGTTTGATCACTGCAATTTCTCTTTCCATTTTAAAGTATTAGTTAATTAACAACATAAAGATAAAAAAAAGAGGTGACAAAACTGCCACCTCTCTTAAAAATGTACGGCTATGCTTAGATAGCTGCGATAACAGCGTCAAGACCGTCAATTGCCGCATCAAGGTTTGCAGCAGTAGCATCCTGTATAACGTAAACCTTCAGCAAATGTTCTTGGTCGCTTGTTTGATTGTTAAATCCACCGTATCCTTTTGGAGCCATGAACGAGAATTTAGACTCAAGATATGTTGCTCCAGCGGTAAATTCAATCGGATCTCCATTAGAATCTTTCTGGAAAGAAGCTTTGATTCCAGCAGAAATCAAATCATCAGCAGCGTGTTTTCTCTCTTGAGCAACAACAACAGCATCTCCAGTTCCAGTGATTGCAGCACCCTCGTTTATAACGAGTATTGATGTTGCATCAGGAACAGAATAAACAACGTAATCACCATCTCCAGTAGTGAATCCAGAAAGGGTAATTGTGTCACCAGCAGAAAAACCAGCAGATGAAGCAACAGTAAGATCCTGAGTGTCATCACTCAATCCAGCAACAAGAGTTACAGCCTCTGTCTCCATTCCAGAAGTTTCAGCTCCAAGGTTTGAAGTGTTAACAACGCTCCAAAGAGGATAATTAGCATCTCCAACGAGAGTGATTGTGTTAGCTACATTTGAAGCGGTTACCTTGATAGACTTGTGCTTATTGATAAGGTCAACAAGTTTCTCAGCGATAGTAGTTGTTGTGTCACCAGTAACAGCAGTGTAGGCTACTCTTACTTGAGCAAGACCGTCACCACCTGGCTCATCAACATCTTGAACAATGATAAGTGCTGTCTCAAGACCAACAGTAGCTGCTGAAACAGCAAAATCAGCATCTTTAGGAGACTCCGCAAGACCAAACTCACGAGACCCATCGATGCCCTTGTTTGTTTTAAACTTGAACAACTGATTTCCAGCACCGTCCTTGATTAGTGCTTCTCCGCCAGAAACCTCAGCGGTGTCTGCTGCTGTTGCGCTTGGCGAATCAACGATTACAATGTATGGTAAATTTTGTGTAGACATTTTGAATGTTTTTTAAAAGTTTGTAATTAGGCTATCAATTCAATCAATCCACTGAACTTACCGATCATGTCGATTCCGTTGTCAGCCATAACGTCAACTCTGTGAGCGTCAACTGAACTTACGATATCAACACTGTAGTCTGCGAAGTTATCAACAGTAGGTACACCTGCGTCAGCCATACCTTTGATGTAACCAGCGTAGAACTCAGCAGGTCCTCGGTAGATCTTCTCGATAGCAGGAGCAAGACCCCCGCCTTTAACTTCGATCGGATCAAGGTCAAGAGCGAAGCAAGTGTGCTGCTGACGGTATGGGTTACCAAGACCAGCAATTGAAGTCAACTCTGGGAAGAACTCAGTATCGTTAAGAACTGGAAGCTCAACAAAAGCAACCTCCATACCAGCGATAGCATACATACGTACATCAACGCCTTTAACTTCTTGTCCACCGAATGTGTTCATTGTACCAGCTTGCTCGATGTAACCATCAGTGAAGTTACGCTGAATGTGTTGCATCATTCCACGACCCATGAACAACGTGACAGGAGTTGCGTGGCTTGCCTTACGGCTGAATACATTAGCAAGGAAGTTGTCGAACTGATCCTCTGTCAATGCAGAAGCAAGTGGAAGGTACTCACCACCTCGGTTGATGATAGACCAACGAACACCACCGTTAAGGTCAGAAAGACCTCCTACCTGAGATGTCCATTGCGCTCTGTTTGAGAACAACATCTGCTTCTCCATCTGACGAAGGAATCGCTGTACCATAAGGTCCAACTGAGCATCACCCCAGAACTTGTCCTTGTAATAGATACGAGACTTGATGTTCTCTCTTCGTGAAGCCAAGTAAGTGTCACGCTTAACAGCAGAGTAGTTGTAGATTAACTCTGGGAACTCATACAGTGGTGATTTTCCATCAGAGTAGAAGTTCGGAGAGCTATCTCCCAATACTTTCACATAAGTACCAGCAGTTTGAAACGCAGCAAGAGTCTCAGCAATAGTGGACTCAGTAGGCTCAATAGTGATAGAACCTGGAGAAGCAGCAATTACCTTACCTGATACGCTATGATCAGCAGCAACTACAACGTCACCAACTCGGAAGCTGTCAACTGGAGCGGCAGGAGTACCCTGCGGAGCCAATGGAAGAACAACTGTATTACCAACTTGACTACCACCTGCGGCAGCAACCTGAGCAATAACGTGTCCACGACCCATTACAGCTTTCTCATATTTGTCAGTATCGAACTGCTTACCGCCTCCGAAAGGCATGTTCAAAATGTTAACGATCATCCCGAACTTGTTATAACCTCCTGAAAGGTCATATACATTTCGGAAATCGTTTCGGTCAGACAACGCACGAACCGTTAGGTTGTCTGCCACGTTTAAAGGGCTATTTTGTGCCATTTTAGATTTCTTTTAAGTTTGTTTAAAGTGTTATGTTCCCCCCGTTAACTCCCATCTTTGATTTGGTTTCTGCTCTTGCCTTCAGGTACGAGTTGTAGTCATTTCCACGGCCACCTACTTTTGTGGTTTTTAAACCAGTTCTTTTCGGTGCTGCACGTTTGATGAACTCAGCCTTCTGACCTTTCACCTTGCCTTGCTGAACCTTGTTCTGAAGTACATCCTTCTTGAACAGATCCCAAGCAGCAAAGTCAAACATCTTCTTGACGTTCACTGTACCGTCTGCGTTCACGAAACCTATCTTTCCTGAGATTACGTGATCATGAATGGCCTTGGTCATGTCTTCGGTGAGATCTAAACCATAATAACCCTTACCAGTCATGTTCTTCGTAAGTCCCACGAACTCTTCGTGATTTTTCTTCTGTATCTCTTGCATCCGTCTCTGTTGTTCAGCGGTCTGCTGATTCTTCTCAAATGCAACGTTCTTGATCCTGTCCTCCTGCTCACGCTTCAACTCTTCACGCATCTTTCGCGCTTCCATCTTCTTCTGCGCTGGAGAAAGGTCATCGAACCTGTCAAGTTCATATTCAAGTTCCTCCTCTGTAAGACCGAGCTTTGAAACACCCTGCTTGTAAATATCCTTATCGGACATGGTGTCGTAATCCTTGTCAAGCTCAAAGGACTTCAAATACTCTCGGAAGTTTCCGTTTCCAGATTCCTTGTATTTCAAGTAGCCTTCAATAAGAGGGTCTGATAGAACTGATTCCGCCTGTTGAACCTTCTGCTCCATTTCCTGAAGCTTTTGAGATTCTGTAACGGTGGGTTCTGTTTTGTTGTCAGGCTCATTGTCAAGGCTGAAAGGGTCTTTCAATATTGACTCCTCACTGCTTCTTGACTGAGACTCCTGCTCCTCTTTAAGAACGATTTCCCAAGCCTCTTCATCAGAAAGTTCGGAATTGCCCTCACGCTCTTTAACAGCATCGATTCTTTTCAGGTCATCAATTGCCTGAGCCTTTTTATCCTCAAGCACCTTTGACTTCAATTCATCGATCTGATCAGCAAGGTCTTCCACTTCTGAACCTGGGTTATCCTCCATGAGTTTTGAGATGATGGATTGCTCCTCATCCTCTTCAAGAGATACCTCTACATCGTAATTCAAAGAACCCTGTTCCTGTTCTTCTTGCGGTTGCACATTGTTTTCTTCCTGAACAACCTCTTCCTTTAATTCTTCCATTTTACAAAGTTATATATTATTTAGTTGATTTACAACACTATGCACCCTCGCCACCTGGAGGCATCTGCTGCCGCTCCTGTTCGTATGCGAGTTCTGCCTCTCTGTCCGCAACAGGCTGCATGGTTTTCTGACGAAGCTTGGCCTCTTCCCTTGCATTTCTTCCAGCCTCTGCCATTTCCTGCTGTTGCATTGCGAACTGACGTTGACGCTCCTGTTCTGCCTGTTGTTGAAGCATCATCATCTGCTGCTGTTGCTCCTGCTGCATCTTGCGCTTCTTGATCTTCAAGGTCATCTTGTCTTTCAACTCAGTGTATGTACGTGCAGTTTCAAGTTCGATATAGTCATCCCAATCGAATCCTGTCTTATCTGCGTTCTGAGCCATTGCCTGAGCGATAGTAAGCAGTCGTTGTCTTGACTGCTCATCGATAACATCCTCGATATCAACCTTTACCATCATGTCCTCCAACTGGAACTCCGTGGTGTTCTTGAAGAATTTGACAGCATCCTCTGAAAGCATGATGTCAGCCGCCTCTTCACCATCCATGTCCATCAACATGATCTTTGCCTTGTTAAGGATATACTGCAACAGGTATGTGTAGTATGTCATGAACCCGTCATAGTATGTTGCCATACCCAACTGATTCTGACTGATGGACTGCTGTTGTGAGCCATAACCCACATAACTTGTCAACTGCCCCATGGATACCTTTGAGGCGTTGATTATCTCCTTCATCATTCGCTCTTTCTCCTGTATAAGTGAAACGTAGATAGATACATTTCCACCGAGCGACATGTCCAATTTCTCTACAAGTCTTTGACCATCAAGCACATTCGGGTCTTCACCGTCTGAACCGTCAGTAACGTGCATGGCGTATTTCTTCAGGTTCGTGATGATCTCTCTTATTGAGTCACCAGCACCTACCTTCATTCCGTTCACGAACAGTACGTTACCAAGGTCTTTACCTATGTTCTGACGTATCTTGTACTCGTAAGCGTCAATGTCATCCTGTAGTTTCTTCATCCTGTCAACAACAGAACGGTTCATGCCCATCATCATGTTAGGGATGAATGCCCGTACAGGGAGCATGGGTCTGCTCGGATTCATTGAGTCATAGACCACGTTGTAGTCTTTACCGTAATCAGTGATTATGGCATTACCGATAACAGTTGCCCTGTCTATTCTCAGGTAGGAGTATCGTTCTGAATCGTTGCCGTGGATAGGTGTTATTTCCTTTCCACCCTTTTTGTTCACTTTTGATTTCTCTGGAACTTCGGTTATCCAGAATCCAGTGACTACTGCAACCTGTCGATAATTTCTACCATCAGGACCGCCCCACCAATTGAAACCAATATCTGAACCGCTTGATCCGTTGTAATGATTAAGGAGTTCAAAGCCAATTCCTGGAGTTGTGATAGACATCTCCTTAACGAGTTCTCTTTCTTCATCTGTAAGGTCGTATCTGTAATAAATCTCTTCTGGTGTCATGAACGATACCCAACCAACGAACTCGGCTGTTTCGTTATAATCGGAGTCGTTACTGAAATCAAGTATCAGGTTGTACGGAGGAATTACTTCAGTGTATGGTCTCCCATGCATCTCATCAACGTAAACGCCACAGTACCGCCCAACAGCGCAGTCAGTGAACGCTCTCATCATCTGGTCTTTCAACCTGTTTCTATTGATAATGTCGTTAACAAGGTCAAGTCCGTATTCCTCCATCTCATCGATAGGGGACTTCATTACCTTTTCCACCGCCTCATCAAGGTCGATATTGTTACCGATACCTTCAGGGAAGAATCCCATACCGTATTTCTCCTGCGTCTGATTGAAGAACTCAGCAAGGTCTTTCTTCAGTTTTATCATCTGAACCTTCTGCATCTTCTTGGATATCTTTGAAGGCTCAAGGCTTTCGATAGTTACCTTTGTAGAGTTGAGTACCTTTCGGATTCCTCCACGCATATACTCTATCAACTCAAATATCTGCTCACCCTTGATGTATGGGGCAGGAAGTTCACCACCCTTGTCATCCTCTGTAAGGTACGCAAAGTTGAAGTTCTCCTGCGTACCCATAAAGTATCTGTAGTTGTTGATGATCTGGTCGACTGGAGATTCCTCAGCCCAACGCTTGGTACTTCTTTTACCTTCTCGCTTAACTTCGTCCGTGTTTGCGGCTATGTTGTAGTGAGTGGCAATGTACCTGACGTTCTGAGCATACCACTGCTCTATTGAACCGTACTTCTTTTCAATCTCTTTCTTGTCGAAATAGTTGTCTGGTCTATCATAGACTATTTCTTGGCTGTGACTATTGTCCAGTATCATCCGTTGTGAATTTTAAAGCAGCAAAAGGAAGTTCAACGACCTTGCCATCGATATTTCTGATTACTATTGCGTAAGTGTTCAAACCGTTATTTATATCACCCTTATAACCTACAGCGAGAAAGGTCCCGTTCTTATTGTTACCGTCTCTACCTACCCACCTTACAATTCTTCCTTTTGCGTTCTCGTGTTCCATATACCAACTCCAGTTGGAGGTGCAATTACGTCACCTCCTTCAAATATCGGAATTTTCTTCCACTTTGTTACTCTTCTCCCTGATTCATCGGTAGTTGTGTAACTCACCTCCTTGTATTTCACGGACACTCTTCTGTCTGATTTCTTGTATTCGTCCCTGTCATAAAGCTCACAAGCAACCAACGCATCCAAAAGGTCGGTGTTGCTTACATGGAAGTCTGGAAGCTGGTTTATGATATCAAGGAACCATATCTTGTCTGAATGATTTCTCAGATACTCAAAGAAGAAATTGTATATGGTATCCCTATTCCATTTGTCCTTGTGGAATCCCTTTGCCGCCTTTCTGTCAAATGACTTAGCTCCAGTTATTATCGGTTGAGCCGCGATGTAAGACCATGCACCGTTCTGTCTGTACTGATCCATAAGAACCCTACCCTCATTACGCTCGATCATGTTCTTGCAGTCGTTGTAGTAACGCTGTAGCATCATCGTTTCCTGATATATGGTTATGGGATCGTTGGTTCTTCTTTGGTAGTAGGCAACGTATTCCTGTGTGCTTGGTCGCTTGATTATAGTGGAATGAACAGAACGCTTACCTGTACTTAAAGCCTTTTTGGTATCCATACTGTCCGTGTCTACCATAGGAATAGGGTCAGTTCCAGCCCTGTACTCCTCCCCCTGAACGGGATGCTCAAGGATGGTGTAGTTGCCTTTACTGTTTGCAACGGCAACAATTCTGTCGCCATGATCAACAAGGTCGTATGTATTGACTGGTCTTGGGTTTTCCACAATGACCTTTTTCTGTGCGTTTATCTTAGGCAGGATGTCTTCAGGAATGATACCGACATTGTTCATCTCGAAGATGTCGTTGATATCCATCGGGTATGACTTGACGAAACCTATGTAGTCACGCTTGTCATCACTCCTGTCCAAATAAGCCCTACGCTTCTCTATCCATTCCTTTGCACCTTCCTGATCAGACCATCCGTTCGGACAAAAGTCATAGAACCTACCTGTCTGATTGCCCTTATCATCATATTCAGGTGCTTTACTGATACCCATTGTTCCAGGTATGAAAACGGTCCTGACACCTAAAGACTCAGCCTCCTTCCACATCAACTCCGCCTCCTTGATACCTTCCTCTGATACGATACCAGCACTCCCACCGAACACTACGGGTGCGATTTTTTCAAAGTCATCCATCAGACATGCCTGTATCGATTGGCGTACCTCTGATGCGTAATCATGCAGGAACAGCTCATCGATGAATGCATGGGCAGCACGTTCAGACTCAAAGTTGGAAGCGTCCTTTCTTGAGTCGCTTGTCTGTCTTGCAAGGATGTTGGAATTGTTTCCAGTTGTCATCCCCTCGTGATCCTTGATGTCAATGGTCATGTAACCAGTAAGTCGCTGTGACTTCTTTTCTGGCTTTATCCATTCGTCAAGTTTATCATAAGCTACCGCTACCTTTTCGTTAAATAGTTTCTCAGTCTTACTTCTGTTGTTTGATGTCAGGAGCGATGTCGAACCTGGGCTTGTCATTGCCTTCCATAACGACACTCCTGCCCCAAAAAGAGCAGACAGACCTATACCCCTTCTCTTGTATATACAGATATCCTGTCCGAGTCTTGTGGCCTCGTAGTATTCATCGATAACCCACTCGTCAACATCTCTCCACCATGGATTGATGAGTTGACCTCTCGGTTGTTTTATCTTTACCTGAGTAAGATAGAAGTAGTGAAGACCTTTCAGACCATCGTGACCTTCCACCCACTTCTCCTGTTCTTTACCCCACCAAATGGATTCCTCCTTCTTTGTTAGTTTGGGCTTTCCCTCCCAAATGAATTTAGGTGGTTTAGGATTTCCTCTTACTATTATCTCTGGACCCTTCCCTTTGGTCATGCAGTGTGTAGTTTGTTACAAAGTTAATCATTATCTTTGTACAGTTCCTTTCCTTCTCTTTCTTGGGGTAGTGCTTTCGGGTGCTGCCCCTTTTTTGTTGAAAAGTATTATCTTAGCAACATGGGAAACAAAAGAATGAGGTTATCTACCGAAGAGGTGGACCTCATAAACGAACACCGAGGTAAGACCGTTGTCAACATCAACAACAACACGGCTCTCGACATCCACTTAGCTGAACGCGGCATAGACAAGGAAGATGTTGTAAGTGTCAAACACTGGCAATCAGCAAACGGTGACTTCAGATTCTCTGTCGTTACAAAGGAGGATGGACTGAAAGCATCTGTCATTGAGGATACATTCGATGAGATACTCAAGGATATGCAAGATTACGCTCCTATCATCAAACCTATCAAAAGAGAACCAGTATCAGACCCCCACTGTTTAGTATTCGATCCAGCCGATATACACGTTGGTAAGTACGCTACAGAATACGAGACTGGTTCACACTACGACATAGAGAAGTCCGTAAAGCAGGTTGACAAAGGTCTTGATGGAATACTTTCAAAGACAATAGGTTTCAATATCGATAAGGTGTTCTTCATCGTAGGGAACGATGTCCTACATACAGAAGGGGCTTACGGAACAACCAAGAACGGAACAAGACAGGATATGTCAGGAATGTGGCACGAGGCATTTCTTGCTGCTAAGGCAATGTATGTCAGGAGTATTGAGAAACTGCTCGGAGTTGCTGATGTTCATGTCATATTCAATCCTTCCAATCACGACTACGCAACAGGATGGATGCTTGCACAGACACTTGAGGCTTACTTCAGGAACAGTGAAAACGTAACGTTTGACGTTAGTATCGCACATCGTAAGTACACTGCATACGGAGTGAACCTTATATCCACAAGCCACGGTGATGGAGCGAAGATGGAAGCAATGCCGCTTCTAATGGCTCAGGAGTCCCCAGAACTTTGGGTAAGATGTCCGATGAGATACGTTTACCTGCATCACATACATCACAAGCAAATCCATAAGTTCATGTCTGGAAAAGACTTCGTTGGGGTGACCGTTGAATACCTGCGCACACCAAGTGCTTCTGATTCGTGGCATTCACAGAATGGATATGTAGGTGCTAAGAAAGCTGTAGAGGCTTTCATACATAGTAAGGAACACGGACAGGTTGCAAGAATAACACACAACTTGAAATGACAGCAAACAGTAACATAAAACCACCTGTAATAGAGGCTTTGGTACTCACTGCAATTCTTATTTCACTTCTAATAATAATCAACTACTGATGGAAATAAAAATAGACCCTAAGAAAAAGAAGATCGTTATCAAATACGATATTACGGAAGAATCAAAGAAGATACTTTCTCAGGCTCATAATCTTGCTGAGTCTCTTCCTGGTTATCTTCTGAAAATCGTTCAGAATTCCTCAAAGAATAAGAAAGATAAAGAAAGTCGATCCTGATATCTTCTCCGTTCTTTATCATCACTATTCCATTCACGCAGTCTTCTGCTGCCTGATGCTGAGATACTCTTTCCCACATGTTCTTTATTACACGTTTCAGGTCTGCTATTGAGGGCGTTTTGCCTCCCCAATAGGATTTTATGCTCTTATTTGACCTGATAATGTGCTTTACATGAGAATAATCTATTGCTTCAATGAAAGCTTGTGCTATATTTGTGTCCATGGTAGCAATATTACAAAAAAGTTTTCTTGATATGAAGCCAGGAGAGGTTTTTTATCTCAAGGAACACAAAGAAAAGAAAGGTCTGCACATCTTTGAGGCAGACAAGATGGACTTTACCACTGGGGAAAGGTTTTGGCTTACCAAGGAGTTTGTCCTTGGGCAGTTTGAGGATGGTTACTCACCTTTATGTTGGAGCGAGGATCTATTCATCGTCATCTGACACCCACTTAGGTCTTTCTGTCCAGTATATAGCGTCAGGCTCCTTTACAGGAACACCTGATGTTTTTCTGTACACTGAATCATCGACACCTAAGAACCCGTCAAAATAACGATTCCCATCGCTCCATACATAGTTCTTGTGAACCTCTGGGCGATTGAAATAGACCACATTCCATGGCTTCTTATTCATCTTAACAAACATTTACACCGCTAAGTTACTGAATATAAGTGAATTATAAAAGGCTTTGCTTTAGAAGCTCTATCATCCTTTCGTTGCCAGGGTATATCCTCATGCTTTTCTTATCACCGAACTCCCACATCTGATGGTGTTCCAAACATAACAGATTAACGTTATCCTTGTTGTGTCTTAGCTTTGGTTGAGAACCCTTTGATAGAATGTGTGAGAACATGTAACGCTCCCACTTCTCACCCAGATACTTATCGCACTCCTCGCAGTAATGAGGACGTTCAGACCATATCTCCTCGTAGAACTTGGTGTCGAGGTCTATCTTTTCCTTTACGTTCTTGGATGGCCCTGGTCTTTTGTACGACTTGGATGCACACGGCTTGCATCTTCCTTTGCTCCAAATGTATGAGTCCTTACCACACTCCTTACACTTCTTTTTCTTTCTTGGTATCATTACGTGAATATACAAAAAAGAAAGCCCCCACTTTTGCGGAGGCTCTCCCGTTCTCTAACTCCAATCAGAAAACAGACTATGAAAAAACTTGACGATGCTAAATTAAAGGATTCAATTGAGAAATACAAAATAAAGTTTGATCAATCTTTCGAGTTCCTCTATTCCCAATTCAGTTGTTGCGGCAAACTCCATATTAAGGTCGTACACCTTTACATATCCGAAATCATGAAGGATCATTATCTCTTCCCTGTTCTCATGGTCCCAGACATTCTTACCGAACATCAGTTCTTTCAATAGCATCATTTTCAGTTCATCACTCATCACCTATCATTTCCGATGTATCGTAGTTCTTGTATCTGATGTCGTACTGTCTTGTCTGCATCTTTTCTATGAACCTTTTTCTTGCTTCGGCAGGATCGATACCTTTTTTAACGTAGATGGTCGTACTCCTGTCTATAACTACCCTCTGTAATTCATTGAGGTCTGGAGAGTATTTACTCGCCACTTCCATGGCCTTTTCTCTCAGCTCTCTTTTTTCCTCTTCACGTACTGCGCCTTCTTTTTGCATGTTTTTAAAGTTAGTGGTTTAAAATTGTTTTTTCAAATGATGGTCGCAATGTAAAAACTATTCATAAATTAGCAAGCAAATATTTTAAAATGGATATAAGAAAAGCAAAAAGCACCGAGGGCTACGCCATAGAACAACTGGTAAAGCTGTGTGCCGATGAATCAGGAATGATGATGATAGATGCTGTCGATGCTGACGGTATCATATCGAAGGTTGTACTGAACAGTAACTGCGATACATATGTCGCTATTGTTGATGGAGATATAATAGGGGTAATCATTGGGATTCAGGGTTCCATGTTCAGCAATCTACACAACATGGAAGTGTCCATGTGCATACATCCAGATCACAGACGTTTCGGAACAGGAATGGAACTCATGCAGTACTTTCTGATGGAGAACGGATGGATGAATGTGTTCGCTGAGGTTGTAAGTGACAACGAGCCTATCATAAGATTACTTACAAAGTGTAACTTCAAACTCGTATGTTCGCTACCTAAATTCGTGAACACAAGAAGAGGATTCAGAGATAAAATGATATTTACATACAATGGATAAACCAAAGAACTTCAAGGAGCTGAAAAGAAGACTTCAGCCTTTCATGAGCATGGACAATCAGGTTAGATTGAACAATGAGTCAATGATAACCAACGTAGGTAAGATGATAGACTCTCACGTAAGGATATTGGAGGCCAACTCTGGGAACAGAGCTTACATGCCATACTATGACAGGCTCATAATGGTGCTAACACTCCTGGAGGCGGGCTGGGAATAGCAAACCTGTCAGGGTCTATGTACTTACATCTTTCGAGTATGAGTGATGAGACCTTTTTGAATGCAGCTCTTTCCTCTGGAGATGTATCTTCGCCTATCTCTGTATTGATGCTTGCGTCTATCTGCAACAGAACATCCACTGCCGCCTTCTCTGGTGATAACGTTCCTGACGTATCAATAGCCCTTTTAAGATACTTAGCAGTATCAAGAACTTCCTCGTACGCATGTTGCAACCACTCCTTCTGAGTGTAGTCTTTTCTATCGACTGTTACACCGTATTCTTCGTAACCGCTTTTATCTGAGGCTTTCAAGTCCTCATGTATCCTCCTCGTTGTGTTGCTTTCCATATCTCAAATATACCGTATCTTTGTTATATGGCAAAGCGAGATTACAAATCCGAGTATAAAAAGTTTCAATCTTCAGAAGAACAGAAGAAAAAACGTGCTGCCCGTAATAAAGCAAGACGCAAGGCCATAAAGAAAGGTACTGTGAGAAAAGGTGACAACAACGATATGTCACACACAAAGAATGGGGTAGTAAAAAAGCCCCGATCAGTAAACCGAGGCTCTAAAAAAGACATGCCTGGCGATCGCAGAGCCAGAGGTAAGGGTCAGAAAAAACGTCAACCTAAGAGAGGGCGGAAGAAATCTTGTTAGACAAGTAGTCGTTAATCGCTGAAAGTGCATCATTTCCTTTTCCTGAACTGACAGCATTCCTGTCAACAAAGTAAGTACTGACATCATCTCTATGGAACGCATACCACGTATCATCATATGGGTTGTACGTGGCCAACACGCCATAGTAGTGCATCCGTTGTTTCTTTTTCATCTTACTTTGTTTAACCATTCAAACTCCTTTGTTCGCATTCCTGCATACATCACTGCTATCGAATCGGCCATGTGTTCCTGTTTCATTAAGGGAAACCCGTTCCTGATAAGCCATGGTGCTTCTGGGTGCTTTTCGTAAGCCCATTCTATCATCTCCTTCTTACTGGCGTTCTTCTTTCCTACACTTGCCATCTTTACCTCCTGTGGTGTCACTTCCAAACACCTGTCAGGTAATGAAGCAAGCAGAAAACAACTGACACCGTAGTTCTTCATTCCACTTGCACTCTGACTGCCACTCGGTGTCTCTGCGAATATGATGTTAGGAACGTAACGCTCTATGAACTGCTTTGAACCTCTGTACAGGTCCACACATCTCTCAATAAGGTCTGAGGATGCACGTATCTTCTTGTTAGGGTTCTTTTCGGTTGTTATGGTCACTGAGTCAATGACAATGATCCTGTCACCAGAAACATCAAAAGCCGTAAGACACGTATTACTCAGACTTGGGTCTATTGCTACTGCTTTCATTCTTTACAGTTAGGGTACGTACAGTTATCATTCAGGGTACAGCTTTCACCTTCCCTTTTTACATACTTGCACTTCTTTGGCTCTGTTCTCCAAAAATACTCACACGTTCCTCCAAGTACAGGAGCTTTTGTGAAGTATGATTGGTAATCACTCGGTTTTGCAGTGTATCTGTAGCATATCTGCTTAAGTGGGCATTTCTCGCCCGAACACATCGTAATGTCTGGCATGGCTATTCTTCTTCTTTATCTTGTAGTTCATATGACTTCTCAATGATGCCCTGTTCGATTGATTCAATTGACCATCCAGACACCAATGCAGCAGATACGAACAAATCTATAAGACCGTCAATTGTTGGCCCTATCGGTGCTGAAACGGAATACTCACCGTTTTCGTTTTCAATTGTAATGGTTGTGTTCATTCTTCTACGTCTTTACTTCGTTTCACTTTAGGTGCTTCACCTTTTGTGTACTTCAATTTGCGATTCGCGATTCGCGATTTCTCTAAGATACGTTCCATTTTCTTCATCTGTTTACTCCAGTCAATGGTTGCTCGTTCTGCTGATTCTGCCTTGCGGATGAACTCTTCTGATTCGTCTCCTTCAAGTGTTGGAATGAACACCGTCACCTTCTGCGTTGGGCAGCTCATCTTGTGATAACCGCAACCTCCGCAGTACTCACACTTAATGTCCGTTGCTTTGCTCATTTTCAATATACCATTTCAATAGTTCATTAAGATTTCTTGATACCTCCTTCTTGCACTGCTTCTTCTTCTTTCTCGGAAGCCTTGGAAGGTCTTTGGCACAATCACATACAAGCTCAAGCACCTCTACATCGATTCTTATTTTTCCCATGTTTATTGTTTTATTGATGTGCCAAATATCACTATTTTACAACTGATTGGCACACCAAACCATCTATTATTAAAACGATTCTTTAGTAAGCCGTTGTAAACAATAAAATTATTTGTCGTCTGGTTTTAGAATCAACGCCAACACACCGAACAACGTAGCTTGCTCTTTATCTCCCATAAAAATCGCCACAAGCATTGCAATCGTTGTAATTGCACCAAGAAATCCGCTAATTACCCTCATTAAGTCTATCATAACTTTTCAGTTTACAACAAGGGCTAAAATCAAAAGCCCATGTCAGGTTAGTATTTCAATTTTCGTTTCGGTTGTTGGTCTTCAATTTTTAGCCAAACCGTTGTGTAAAAGAGCGGGTGGGTATATGTTACCACCATTATCACCGAGCTGATCCATGGAATTTACGGCTGTTTCTACTCTGATCAAGAGTTTCGCTCTATTATCTTCTTACACTTCTCGTAGTCCTCAATGGACTCGTAATACTTCAGTACAACATCTGGGTCTTCATGGTTCTCAGGCAGGAAGAACTCACCCTGCTCTGCAAGTTCGTCATAGGTTGTCTCGCCTATAAGTAGCTGGTAGGCGTTGTAGTAGCACTCTTCAGTCTCGCTCATGTTATTTATTTATAGTGGTCTTAATTGATTTTGGGATAAGCAATAACCTTTTCCATGACCTAAATCTTTGATGTTGGACTCCTGTATGAGGTCATCCTTTAAAGACCACCCAGCAAATGTTACCGTATTATCTTCAATTATAGCGAGTATATACATATCAACATCTGGATTAACCTTCATCGTGGACAGTAACTTTCCAGTTTTGTACCTCGTAGACTTTATGTCGTACCTGTAATTCTTATATACCCCATCGTAACTTCCGCTTCTCGGAGATAAACCTATATCTGGGAATACATTGAATTTTTTAGCAAAGGCATACTCAGCAATTACCCCATCAACATCAGCAGCCATACCATCATGGCTTCCTATTTTAGCGTCTTTTACACCAGCGTTTCTCGCTATCAATGTTCTCATTCTTCCTATCATCTCACAAACTGTGATTTCGTCAGGTCTTAGCGTTACTTTCATCCCAATATCTTTAGTGTTCCGTCAGCCTTTACGATGTACACACAGTTTGGATTCTCAATGATATGCGTCAGGATCGTTGCCATCTTAACATCCATGCTTCCATTGAACACAAGCTCACTCAATGTGTCAAGGTGTGCATCACCGTCTGGAGGAAATACGTTCAGACATTTCTCTATTACCGTTTCTACGTGCTGTTGTGGTGTCATTTGCTTTTAAATGTTACTGGATACTTGGATAGATAACTCTCTACGTCCTTCAGCTTGGCAAACTTGATGTACTTTCCATTCTTATCAAGCACCTTGACCATCGATATGACTATCTTAGGGTCACCATCGATCATCTCAAAGCCATACTTGGTGATCTCAAAACTTCCTACATTCATTGTTTTTAATTTTGGTGCAAGTAAATAAATATTCCAATACCACGCAACTTTTTCAAATAAAAAACCCCGCCATCTGCCAGGGCGGGGAACAAAAAATGAACGATCAGATAAAAAGATATGTAGCAGATTATTACCCTAATTCATTTCATACAGCAATATCGTGTCCTTGGTGGCCTGTGCGATGAACTTCTCATACTCATCGTAATCCTCATCATCAGCCTGTGGGAAACATATGTGCAACAACTCATGCACTATGCTCTCCTCATCCAAAGGTATGTCGTGGTAAATGACAGCGTTCCTGCCATCAAAGTCCCTCTCTACCCCTACAAAGTAATCCTCACCATCATACTCAATGCTATCAGGGTCTATCCGCTCAGTACGGATACTCCAGTCTTCAAGACCCAAACGCTTTACCCATGAATCTATAAGTGGTTTCATT